TGGCATGGCTGGGTCTGTCAAAAAAACGCTGTTAGTGGTTGCGTCTTTTTTTCTTACTGGCATTGGGTTTGCGGCGTGTTCGCGTTGTAGGTGTACGCCGTATGCTTGGCCGCGTCGACTGTTACAGGGCTTGCAGCTGGGCACTAAGTTTTCTAAGTCGTGACTACCGCCGCGCCCTGGTTCTACTAGGTGGTCTGCGGCTGTTGCTTCGCGTTGTCCGCACCAATGGCATAGTGGGTTATCTGCTAGTAATCGTTTGCGGTTTGCTAGGTAGGTTGCGTTGCCGTTATGTGCTGCCACGTTATGACCTTAACGAACTGGCGCGCGCTGTCGCGCTTGCCCACGGGTTGCGGTGTTTTAGTTCCATGTCGGGCTAGTCCTTTTTTATCGGTTTGTTATGTGTATGTCTGTTGCTGTTATTAAAGCCTAATGCGTTTATGCCCACCCACGGTTAGCCCTAGCCGTTCCCTATTTTTGTTATCGCCTGATTATGTTTACAGGCCGCCCCAACACTTAACGTTATTACTTTCGTCTAACAGCTTTAACGCGTGTTGGTCTAACCATGTTCCCATGGATTAACCCCGCGCCCTGCGAACGGCGTACGGTCTATTGCTACTAGCCTGTTGTAAGTTCTGTATTTAATCGGTTTGCGACAATAACACGGCTAACAGCACCATAAACGCAACTGCTAACCAAGCTGTACGCGTCATGGTTTTATAGCCCTAGCGCGTACTAAAGCTTCGATTGCTAACAGCAATTCGTCTTGGGATTGGTGCAACGCTTTAGTAGTTTCATCTAACAAACGTTTAATGGCGTCTAATTCGTGATGTAATTCCATGTTTAGTTTGCGTAAGTCTTGTAGCTGGTCATGGCTTCCGTAGTTGCTGTTATAGCGTGTCATTGTTTCCATGCCTCGATTACTTTTGAAGCCTGGCCCATGGTCAAGGTTTCTAGTATTACGTCGTCGGCGTCTAACAATAATTGCATGGCTTCCAATGCTGCCAGGTCGTCTAACCCTTTACCTTTTGCAAGCGCTTTAATCATGTATAACTGTTTACTACTGGCGTGTACGCTGCCGTCTTTAGGTGTACGCATAGGCGTTATGGTGGCTTCGTGACCGTCTAAACGAGCTTCGACTTCGTTACGGCTAGCTATTGACTTAGCCGCGCCGCAACCCATATAACCCAAGGCGCGCCCTAATGCCGACGTCATACCTACCATGTATTCGCTGCGTTTTGTGTAAGGCGTGTTACCTGGGAACGGTTCGGCAGCGCTAGCTACTACTGGTATTGGGTCTGCCACGTCGCGCCAAACGGTAACTGTGCAACGAATAAACGTCGAGCCGTCGGGCATTGTGATTACTTGGTTGTCGGTTTCTTGTATGCGTAAATCGGGCCAACGCTTTAACGCTTCCGCTAAACGTGTTGGAACGTCTACGTAGTTGTCTAAGTTAAAGGCCATTGGATACCACTACTTCGCAATCTTGCACGCTAAGAATTTGCATTACTTTTGTTATTTCTTTTGCGCCGTAGTAGGCAGTATTTTTTTGTTCGGCGCACGCCATAAGCACATTTAGCAACCAGTCGCCCGCGTTTAAATCGTCGGGGCTGTAATCGTGCATAGCGATTAGCAACGTTACTTTTTGTAGTTGGGTATTTGGTGTTTCCACTTTTTCGGTCATGTCGGGTATCTTTCTATTAGTCGGGTTTATTTAACTTGCTTGTTGTATATCTCAACGGTATCACATAGATAGAACGGCACGCCTAAAAGCCCTAAAGGCATTAGGTCTGCCGCGTCGACTTTAAATGAACCGTCGCCCATATCTTGGCCCAGTTCGCGGCCATGCGAACCCATAAGATAGCCCAAAATGTATACGGTTTGTTCGTCTACGCGGCATTGAATAAAACGGGCGTTGTCTTTATCGTGGCGGCGTATATATAAATCGTCGCGCGTTGCACTAGCTCTTACTTGTAGTTGTCCTACGTCTCCTTGTAGCTTTGCAAACCCTTCCGTTACGGCGCCACCCCAAAATTGTTGAGTTGCTTTTGCTACGGCTTGTTCGGCTATTGCGCCAATTATGTCTTTACCAAATTTTAAATGGTCGGCTACAAAACTTAGGGTTTCTGTCCGATTACTTTTCTTGCCGCTTATTCGACGGTCAACGCCTGCGTAGGCAGCTGTACGTAGTTCGTCTAGCGTCAACGTCACTTTTAGACCAAATACGGTTGGGTCGTTTGTTATTGCTTCCATGGTGTCGGGTTCCTTAATGGTTTGCGTTTGGCACAGGCTTTTAAATCTTTATGCGTATATAACTTTTTGGTTGGGTTAGTTTTGTGCGGTGTTTCTTTGAGTATTTGACCGCAAGCGTCGCATTTCATATACCAATAATTACGGCCATGGCTGCAGTAATGACAGCGCCCGCGAATTTGTGTTCGTCGCTTGGTGTTCCGTTTAAATACTTTTCGCGCAATATTGCTAGTTCGTCTAACAAAATACTATGGTCAACGGGCTTAGGCGCTGCTATGTAATTTGGTCTAAATACTTCATCTACAAAATTTTTAAAAGTTTCTGCGTACTTTTCTGTATACATTTGTCGGGTACTTTCTGTTAGGCCTGGGTCGGGTATCGGGTATTCGGTCATGGGTTAGGCAACGCCCAGGGGCCGTACCCCGAATTATGCCATATGGCTAATGCAGAGTTTGTATTAACTACAGGGTCAAATAAATCGTTACAGGTTTGTAATATTCCTTGGGCTTGTAGCCAACCTGTAGGCCAATACTTGTTAGGTCGGCACCAGTAGCCGTTAATTTGGTAGTAACCATAGCTGCCGTCGTTACTGTCTTTAGCGTTAAACGCGTCGGCATGGCAACCGCTTTCACGGTAAATAATGCGGGCAACGGTACCCATTTCAGTTAAAGGCCAACCCGCTTGGCTAGCTAGTTGTAACGCATATTGGCAATCTGTTAACGGTGCTGCCGTTGTAGTTGTCGACAATGCCCTAGGTGCCAAAATGACCGTAACGGGGGGCGTTACAGGCAGGGCGCTAGGCGCGTTGTAAGCGTCGTAGGCGAACGCAAGGCCCGCCATGCTTATAGTGACAGCCGTAAAGATTTTGGCTAGTAAAAAGTTCATGCAATACCCCTTTTTTCGTCGGTCTTAAAACCGTAGTAGACGCCTAGGCGCTAGGTGGTGATACTGGCCTAAGCCCTTGTAGGTACAGGGTTACAGGTTCGGGCACTTTGTCGCCTGGGTAGTAAAACCAATGCCAAGGTTCTTGGGGCATGACCTCTAATGACCAGCCAAACGCGGGGCCGTGTTCGCACATAAAGGCAAACGTTTCGCCTTCCATGTTTGCGTAATCGACGGCTAAACCTAAATTGTGGCGGCTAGTACCAGGTGCAGCTAGTGGGGCGTTGCCAGGGCGTAAGTAATATTTGCGGCCTTGCCATGTTCGGGTAGACGCGCCTTCGATAGGTTGCAGGGTGTAGCGCTGTAAAAACCCTGCGGTTTGTTGCGCTAATGACCTGTACGTATCGCCTGCAGATATTGGTTTAAATTGTTTTATACCTGCAACAAACGCGGCGGCCCTTATTGCGTTGTAGGCGTTAGCGGCGCGCGGGTGCAGCTTGCCGTACGGCTTTATGTCTATAAGCATATTGGCGGGTAGTTCGCCTGGGTTTACGTGCCCCAACGTGGCAGGTAAAACAAGTTTTTTAATTGGCGGTATTGTCACGGCCAAAAGCTTTATCGCTTGGGTTAGCCCAACGCATTAAAGGCGGTAACAATGCAGCTATGGCAGCTTTACCTAAATCTGTCGGTGACGTGTTGCCTGTCATATAAACGGCTAAAACGGCGGCAATTACTGACCGCCCGTAACTTGATAAAAGCGCTTTAAAGTTTTTCATGGTTTGTCACGTGCCCGTCTATTTTTTGTTCTATGCGGCCTAATGCTTTATATGTTTCGGCATGTTCTTTTTGGCTTGTTTTGTCGGCTCGGTTAATGATTGCGACTAAGACGGTAAATCCGCCTGCGACAAGTGCAACCCATAACGTTTGCAATTTTAACTACTTTTCAACAGGCGTGACTTCATCGCTTAATTTTAGCCAGCCAGCCTTTATTAGTTCGGTTTCGGTTGGTTGTGGTTCTGTGTTTTCCCACAAAATGATGCCATGTTCGCTAGCCGCCCAACCTGCTTCAAAACCAAGTTTTTTTAGTGCTGTGATAATTGTTAATTCGTTCATGCGCTTATCTCAATCAGGGTAATGGTTGCTACTGCGGCAGAACCATTACAAACGCTAACACTTGCCGCGGCTGCAAAATTTGAGAATTGGGTTTTGTATGTGGTTGCCGAAGTTGTGGCTGGTGAATCTAAAAATGCTGTAGAAGTATCGCCACGATTTTGCAGCAAACTGTCTGTATAAAGTGAAATTGCTGCAAACTGCTGGATAGTTGTAGCGCCACGCATTAAAAACAAGTTAATTGCATTTTGTGTATTTCCAGCACTTTTACTGCAACCAGGTTGACTAACCAAAACAAGAACCTTGCTTGAACTTGCTTGCGGTGTAATAGTCGCTGTCAAACCCGTATCAGCACGCGTTGTTGTTGAATTGTCTACTTGTGTTGTTGCTGTGCCTTGTACGACTTGCAAAACACGAAACGCGCCACGCAAATTATTTACATAGGCCGCGGTCAAAATATCGCCAGCAACCGCCGCTGCAGGTAAATTGGTTGGTGTAGCCATGTTGCCCCTTTTAAAAACTTAATAGATTAGTGTCAAGAATACCAAAAATTGCGTCATCTAATGTCATATATTGGTTGCCGTCCGTACTTTCAAAAGTATAAGAAATAATATGGCTGCCAGGCCTAATATTATGGGATACCCCTGAAACTATAAGAGTTTGGGTTTCTGTGCTTGGTGTACCTACAACAAAGTTTTTGACAACGGTACAAATACTGGTTAAATCTAAATTAAGGCAAATATTTTGGTTTGTTGATGACAAGGCCGTAAGTTGCGTCGATAAACCCGTGAACCTTAAAATAGGGTTTTGATATTTGCCAAGTAAATAGTTACCTAACCCTGCGACTTCTGCGGTAGTGCTGTTTAGTAAATCTAAAACGTTATAGTTTTGCGCTTGATATAACGCAATACTTGTAGCGTTGCTAGTAGTTTGTGCTGCACCTGCGGGCGATTGTGTAACAATATAGTTGTATAACAATTCGTCGCCGTATTGGTTTATTAACGTTTGATATGGCAGGCCTGTGCCGTTTGTGTTAAAAGTTGCACCCGAAACGGGGTTTAAAACGTTTGTACGGCCTTTAAAAGTCAATGTACCAAGGGCCGACATATATAAATAACCTTGTTCACTAGTGGTTATTTGTTGCAAATAATTTAAAAAATTTGTGTCTTGTTCTATGGCGTATGCGCCTAAAGTTGATGAACCTGTAGCGATAGACCTAGCGCCCTGGTAGTTAATTTCCGTATAATTTAAAACAGTGTTTATTCGTGCGCCTGTAACCTGTAATGCAGGTGTAACAGCGTTTAACGCTTGGTTTGCAAGTACCGTAAATTGGTCGGCGCATGACGCATACATAGTGTCTTGATTACTTATGTCGTAGTTTAAATTCCAATCGGTTATAACCCCCGTGTAAATTGGTATACCGTTAGCCAATATTTGAACGGGGCAACGTGGTAAAACAAACGGGTAATAGGGGCTAGCCGTGTTTGTAGGGTTTAATACTTGGGTATCGTTATTAAACGCAATAGTTGCGGTACCACAATTAAATTGGTCTAATTGTCTTGAACGACCCCTAGTAATGTTGACACTTTCAACAAGGCTAGTTAAATCAACCATTGTTACACCGCCTAAAGTGCCACGGCCTGCGGTTGTTAAAACTCCATAAAAAGAATTATCTAATAAAAATGGTGTTCCAAAACCTGTAGTAGATTGAAAACCTACTAACACTTGCATTGTTGGTACGGTCATGCGGAAGCAAATACCTGACCGCTATGGCGTTGCGCTTGTTGTATTGCTTGAATAATATCTTGCCCAACTTGTGCAGGTGTTGAAACTAAACCAGCGTTTACCACTATGTTTACGCCGCCGCCTGGGCCGCCAAAATTTGTATCGGGTCGACTAATAGGCGCGGCAATCGGCATAGTAATAGCGTCGTTAAACCCAGCCGAAATACCTTTAATGTCGGCTATGTTAATTCCCTTAGCCCCTAACCTTTCTTGGGCTAAAGTAAATGCGGCTTCAACGCCTGCTAAATATTGTTGCGCGTTAGATACACCAGCCGCAAACCATGTATTAGCTGCAAACTTTCCAATTGCGTCGGCTGCAGTTTTGGCGCTATCTACAAGCGCGTTAGTTTCATCTATAGCGGTTTGGCCGCCTTTAATAAGTTCGGCAGCAATAGCCGCGCCACTTTCGGCACCTGCAGCTAATACCGCTGCTAATGCGTCTTGTGATAAACCAGCGCCTAACAACGTTTGTACGTCGCTACCGTACTTTTTTATTCCTTCTACTTGGTCACGTAAACCTGCTACAAAACCTTTACCTGTGTCGTCGCCTGCGTCTTTAGCGTCTTTAAAACTAAACGCGTCTTGTATACCTGTTGACACGCTTTCAGCAAAATCGTCAAACGCGCCCTGGGCGTCATTTAAACCTGTTTTAGCTGTGTCTAATGCTTTTGTTAAATCGTCTTGTAATGCTTTAGCGGCGTCACTTACAGCGGTATTGGCTTTTTTGGCTGCCCCGCCTACCCTGTCTAACTGGTCGGCTACTGGTTTTAATTTAATGCCCAACGCTTCGGCTTGGCCGCTTAACCTGTCGGCGGCTGCGCCGTTACGTTTTGCTTGGGCTTCTTGTTCATATAACGCGTTAGTTAAATCGTCGATATACATACGGCTTGCTTGCATTTGTAAATCGGTTAAAACCAAATTGTTCATTACTTCGCCCATGGCTTTTTTGTAGCCTGGTACCAGGTTTATTAAACCTAAGGTAAGTAATTGCAACGCGTTATTAGCGTGTTTTGCCATGTTGTTATATTCGTGGACTACTGACGCCGCCCACAATTTGACATAGGCGCCTACTACGCCCATGTTGTCTAGAAATGCGTTTAACGCGCCGCCTAAACCTTCTTTACCAAACGCTTTTATAGCTGCCGCTGCCGCGTCGGGTAGTCGAGCTATAGCGTCTTTAACGTAAATGTTGTTAAGAATTGCGTAGCCAATAGTTTCGTTCAATTCTGTCCAAACAGTACCTAGGCGTTTTAGTTGCCCTTCATAGGTTTTAGCGGCTGCAGCTGCAGCGCCGCCAAACTGTTTGGTTAGTTCGGCTTGTGCTAACCCGAAATCTTTAGTTTTAATAATGTTGGGGTCTAGCGCTATACCTAGTTTTGTTAAACCAGCCAAATTGCCGTTGTAAGCCTTGCCTAGGGCTAGCGACACGCTTTCTAAATCGCGGCCAGTACCTGCCGAAATATCCATGGCAAGCCCTAATAGGTTTTGGCCTGCGGCTAAATCATTTGTTGCACGTACAAGCGAACCTAGCGCGGGGCGTAGTTGGTCGTCGGCTACGCCTGTTGCAAACTGCATTTGGCTTATAAAATCCTCGGTTGCCGCAATAGTCATACGCGACGCGCCCGTAGTGTTTTCTAATTGCTTGGCTAATAACGCTTGGCTTTTTTGATCTTCAATAGCGGCGTTAATTGCCTTGCCTAAACCTGCAACTACTAAAGCGGTTGAAGCTGCAAACGCGGCGCCTACTAATACGCCTGTTTTGCCGAATTTGCCAAACGCTTTTTCGGCTTGCGAAATGCCTTTATCGGCAAACGACGTAATAATTGGGATATTTATACCAGCCATTAGCGAACCTTCATTTGTCGATTAGTAACGGCCATAACTTGTTCAACTACTTTAAGTACGTCGGCGGTTACGGTAGGCCTGTTTTTTTCTACGGCAACGTCAATAACGCGCGGTTGTTTGCCTTCCTCTACGGTTAAGTTTGTTACAAATTGGCTACTTGTGTTACGACCTGCATGGTCATAAATAACGCCTGCAGCGTCGGCGCTTTGTACGGTCATTAAACGATAAGGCTTGGCGCCAAATACAACTTGTTCGCTGTAGCCGCCCCTATCAAAATTTACGTAACGTTCTTTACTGCCGCGTACGCCAACTTTAATTTTAAAACCTTTTTGTACGGCGTCAGTACGCCACGTAGTCTCACGGCCTTTAACTAGGTTGCCTCGAACCATGCCCGATAGTGGGGCGCCGTTGCCTTTTGAATTAGGAAAACTTGCGACCATTTGGCGGGCTTCATTCAAAATAGACGCGCCAGCGTTCTTAATTTGTTTGGTCACTAAACGCCGATATTTAGGGTCAATTTCGTTTAACAATTTTAAGGTTTCTTGGATACCCTCAATTTGTAACGGTAATTGGGCCACGGCGTTTACTTTCGTTGTTTGTTGTTATCTGATAATACAGCAACGACAGTAGCCAGGTCGTCTATGTCAAAGGGTATAGACGGGGGCCACCACGAAATCGCTACCAACAGTTCGGCAAGTTGGCGCCCGTGGGTGCCCCTTAGGTGGGGTTTACAGCCTCGGTGTCGACTACTTCAATGTTTGTTAAACCTTTAACGAACGTATCAAATTCGGCGGGCACAACAATTTTGTTTAACTTAGACGCCTCGTACGCCATAAATGCTAAATCCTCTAAGCCGATACCTGCGGCCATGTCGGAAGCTTTACGTTTGTATTTGCGTTCCCACAAAATAATAACGTACAAGTTTGTTACCACCTCATAGGCGGTATCGGCTGTTTCTACTTTTAGCGTAAGTTTCATTGTCTGCCTTTTGTGTCGGGCCTTTTCAGGCGTTTAATTAAACTTCGACGACGCTATAAATTCCGCCCGTAAATGTCACGCTAATTTGACCTAAAGCGCCTAAGGCTGCTTCGTATGGCAACGCTTCCAAATAGGCGCCCGTAAGCGTCATAGTTGGGTTTGTTGCGGTGCCTGGGCTTGTAGCGCTTGGCGACCACGATACCGTTGTAGACGTGCCTACCAACGCTTTAAGCGTTGCGTAAGTTTCGGAAGCTGCAAACGATAGGTACAGGTCAAGGCTAAGGGTTGAATTTTCTAGGCCTGCAACATAGACGCGGGAACCTGAACCAAACGCGGTACTTTCTAGCGCTTCGATAGTGCGCGTAAAAGTAAGGCCGTGGCATTGGTCTTGAAGCGAAATGCTGTTAACGGTTACGTTCGGTGATGATAAATAAGTGCTAGTAGCCATGGGCTTTACTCCTCGTTTGTGTCTGTCTTAGTTTTAGCACCTTTAGGCGCCTTGGTGGGGGATTGAATAATAAAACCGCCTGCTACCAGCGCGTCGACATTAACGCCGTCTACTGGTTCGTATGTGTCGCCAGGCGTACCAATACGGGGGCTAACTATTTCGTATTTCATATGCACCTATTCTAGGCGGTTGCCTGGGCTTGTAGGGTTATGGTCAAATCGTAGGCAGGTAATTCGCTGCCGCCAATAATTGCAACAGTTGGGCGCCCGTCGGTTACGCCAATTTTCTTGGTAACTACCTTACTAGCCAAGTTAAGTAGTGACCGTTGCGCGTCAAGGTTGCCAGGCCCCAACGTAATTATGCGTATTGGAAACGTCATTTCTACGACATTGTTTGAATACACGGTGAACGTAGGGGCGTCTATAAACGCGCAAGGCGGTACAAGGTTACGGGGGTCTGTTACTACCTGTAAACTTGTAATGGTCGTTAGCGACGCTGCCAGGTCGTCTAGAGCCTCATTAAAAAGGTCTGTAAAAGCAACAGGCATTAGGCAACCTGCGGGCGGGGAATACCTAGCAACTGTTTAATCATTGGCGACAGGCCAACGCTATTACCTGCAGGCAAGCCGTCAAAACTGGCAAAATCTGTTACCGCGCCGCGTTGTCGATATAGAAAACCGCCGTAGGCAATAGTTCCCAAGGTGACGCTGTTACTTGGGCTTGTACCTTTTGCGTCTATGTAGCCGCTTTCTAAACGTCTTGTAAAACAAAAATCGTTTGCAGCTGCCGCGCATTGTGTAAGAAATGTTGTATCCAATGCCGACGCGGTACCGATACCTAGCCAATCCTCAATTTGTCCAGCTGTAACCCACGTACAAGGAACGGTACCTAGCGTTACGGTACCCGTTGCTGTAGTCCGCGTAACGTCGCTAGCGGTTTTTGCATACAAAATTTGAAACGGTACGGGCACCTGGTAATTAAAAAGTAAATCGCCGTTGTCGTCTACGCCAATAAACAAATATTCGGGTATATCGTAAACGGTTACGGTGCCGTTAAAAGTTGCGTCAACGCCCGCAACAATAATAGACGCGCCTACATACACTTCGTTAGGTGTAAGCGTTTCTATTACTGCGTAGTTGTCTAGTAGCGTTTTGTGCGCTACTTGGTATACCTGCGTCATGGCGGTTAGGCCGCCTTTCGGTTAGACGAACTTAACGAATTTTG